TCGTTTAAGTATTTCCAATCAGTTTTATAGAAGTCATAAGAACCTCTTCTAAAACCAGAGAAACCTAAGTTAAGTGCCATTTCTTCTGAATTTTCGAATAAACCGAAAGCAGTACCACCAGCGAAACCACCAGAGATAGAAGCTAACATATCATCAAAATCAAGAGATGTTTGTCTCTGTAAGAATAACATGTTTTCTTCAATAGCTCCTTGAGTATCTAGGTTTTTAAGAATAGCATCAAACTCATCAAGTCCTGCAGCCGCTGTAAAACCAACGTTTACATTACCTCTAGCTCTAATAGCAGCAAATAAACCTTGCGTACCTGGTAAAACAGCAGTAGCATAACTTCCTGCAGCACCATTAACGTTAGCGTTTAATTCACCTTCTACCATTGCCATTTCTAAGTAATCTTCGAATCTTAATCTAGTTTCAGATTCAGCTTTTAAATACCAAAGGTATCCAGAAGCACCATCTTCAGTAGCAACTTCAACCCAACCAATCTGTGCCATATCAGATCCAGTAACAACGTACTGATCTCTTATGATCACTGGTGAGTTAGAAAACTGTGTGAATGAAGGGTCAACGCTTATTCTAGCGTTTGAATTACCTACACCACCAGCAGCTAAGCTAGTTCCTTTAGTGTAGTCAGAACCATAAACAAACATTTTAATTGTTGCAGCAGCAATACTAATTCCCTGTGCATCAAATGTTGCGTTAGCAAATGGTTGAACTGTTACGTTACCAGCAGCTCTTGCTGTAACAATACCTTTAGCTTCTTGACCGTTAGGGTCTAAAAGTACAACAGTATCGTTAATAGATATAACGTTAGTTACACCTGCACCAACTGGAATTGTAACAACAGATGCTAAACCAGCACCAGCTCCTCCTCCTGCAGCTACGCTACAGTTGTCATAGGATATATGTAATCTATTTTGTTCAGACCAGATTACTTGATCTGAGGTCATTGGCATTTCTGCCCCAACCATTCTCAAAAAGCCAGATAACGTTCTGTTTCCATAACGCTCTACTTCTTGTTCGTAAATTTCTGGTAAATATTGTTGCGCAAAGTCATTCGCTCCACCGTTAAAAGCTAAATAAGCTGAAGGTGATGGAGTTTGAATCGGACTTGGAATAATACTACCAAATTGTGGAGATAAACTCATAATTTTAAATTTTTAATTAGTTAAATTTTCTTCTTTTGATTTTTAATTTAGAAGAATCAGCTCCAGAAACAGATTTAACTTTAAAGCCATTTACAAAAACTTCACCTTGTTGGGTTCTAGCTTTTATAGGTGATAAATTTTTAGATTTATTCACCACGTCTTTAACTGCATCTGCTTTTCCTTGCTCATAAAAATGAGACGCGATTCTATCTACATTTTCAGCCGCATAAATTGCTTTGTGATAACCAGCCGCATCAGTAACATTACCTTCATTGTCTAAGAACTTCTTAACTAAATTGTTAATGTTTGATTGGTTTTCAGCAACTTTATCTACATCCTTTATATTGTACTTATATTTTTTATCTCCCACCGATATATCGAAACCTTCGAAATTTTCATTGAAAAGTTGTTTTGTATTTTCCTGGAATGTTTGATGTTGTTGCTCAGCTATTTCTTGCTGCTTATTGTATCGATTGAAAAAGTCCATAGCTTTTTGTTGATCCTGAGTTACGCCGGTTCTCAACTTGATTTCGTCGTAATATTTATTCTTAGTTTCTTCTAAAAAGCTTTTAGCTTTTGCAATCTCCTCTTTTTTAGCGAGTTTTTTCTTTTTGACGTCACGCTCTTCGTCAATTTCTGTATCGAAATCGAATTTATCTTCCATGATAAAGTCTATTTCTTCAGCATCTAAATGTGGTTTAGTCTGCTTATAATATTCTTTTAATAAAGTAGTATCATCTACAGTAGTATAATCAGCATTTAATCTAGTGTAATCTTCTATTGTCCCACCAGTTTCTTCCATAAAATTAACTAGTTTTTCGATATTCTCAGGTAATTGTTTACCTAATACTTTTTCATCTCTAATAGCTTCTTTTATTTCTGCTTCTACTTTTTTAACTTCTTCCGTTACTTCTTTGATTGGAGAAAACCCTTCAGTAGTCTCGTTGGACTCTTGTATAGGTTCTCCCACCTCTGCGCTATCTCCGGATGGTTTTTCCACAGGTACTTCCTTTGTTTCTCCGATTTGAATGGCATTGTTTTCTTCTTTAAGTGCTTCCTTAGGTATTGTAACCTTGGTAACATCGTTAGGTATTTCTACTAACGGTTCTTTTAAATTTACTTTCTTTACTTCCTGTTCACTATTACCTAATTGTTTAGGTTTTTTAGGCTTAGACTTTATTTTAAAGTCACCTTCCTGTTTAACAGGTTCATTTGTTTTTAATTCTGACATAATATAATATAATTAAATAATTAATAATTAAGCTGTTGGTCCTTGCGGCATTCCATCAGCTTGTGGATTTGCACCTTCTTTTTCAAAATCAATTGGCATTAAATCATTTTTTCTTTGATCTATCATCTGACTTTGTTGCGTACCTTCCATTTTTATACGCTTATCTTTACGATCTTCTATTCTTTGTTCTTTATCTTGCATTGACTGCATATCCATCTGCTTTAATTGCATATCATACTGGAATTGAGCCTGCATTTTTTCTTGTTCTAATTGTGCAGCGGTTTGCATACGTTGAATCTCCATCTGAGATCTTGCTTGTTCATATTGAACTTTAGATCCAGAAATAGCTTCTTGTTTTTGAACTTCTGCTAAACCTATTTTTTCAGCTGCATCAGCTTGAGCTTCAGATTGAGCTCTAGCTTGAGCCATAGAGTTTTCTTGATCTTGCTTACCTTTAGCTTTACGTTTTACTTTTAATAACTGATTAGCTAATTTAAGGTTTTTTATTTGTCTTAAATCTATAGCATCTTCTAAATCAATCCCACCTTGCTGTAAAGCCATTTGAATATTTTGCTCTAATTGAGCTTGCTGTTCCTCGTCTGGTTCTAATTCTAAATATATACCAAAATCATGAAGATTAAGGTTTTGAACCTCAATCAAAGTATTTACATTGTAATTAGAAATATTATTAACTAAAGACTCAGCTGTTAATGGAAATTCTAATGCGTCTGCTATTTTTAAAGCAATATTTTCTGCTATCCTTAATGTTATATATAAACCAGCTTGTTTGATGTGTCTAGTAGCTACGTTAGACGCGTTAGCTGCCATTTTTTGTAAACCAACTAATGTTTGTTTATCTGGTGTACTACCATCTCTCGCTTCATTTAATCCCGTCACATCTCTTATCATTTGTAAATAATATTGATATGTAGAAATTAAACTTTGTATCTTACCTTGGCCAGAACTAGCTGTTAATTCTTGAATAGGAACTTTTCCAGGATTCATATCACCATCTTGAGTAAGAGATCTACCAACAATACTACCAGTTTGGAAATACATATTTAATGCTTCTGCTGGATTATAGTTAGTTCCGTTACCTAAATCAACTTCAGCAAGACCGTCCATGTCTAAATAAACACCGTCTGGTACCATTTTAGCTAACACTTGTTGTAGTTTTAAGTGGGTTAATTGTATCATATCAGCAAAACCAATACACTTACTTACAAGTGATTCTATTCTACCTTTATACATACGTGGCGCGCATATCGCGTAATTCATTTCTACTTTTGTAGTATCTGACATAGGTCTAGACATGTTTTCAGCAAGTTCCCACTTTAACATAGTATCAGTTCCTAGCACTTTAGCACCACTATATAAAACCTCTATACTTCTACTTACTTTTTCAAAACCATCATTTTGTGGAGGATTAAAAGTATCATCTTTTTCTAAGGCTTTTTCTAAACCTTGATCTGTTTGTTTTATTTTAAATACTTGGTTATGATATGTTTTATAATCAAAATACATTATTTGAACAGTATTTTCATCATAACCTCCCCAACCTGTAATATAATTTCTATTTCCAGGCATTTTCTGTATTCTTTCTAATTCTTCATTAGATATATCAGGAAATTCTTTTTTAAGTTCAGGAATTGTAATAGACTTTATTTCTCCTACATAATATATATCTTCAAAATTAGGATCTTCAGTATATGAATAAACCATATAAGCTGGATCTACATAATCTACTGTTATACCCTCAGCTGTATTAAAGTTTGTTTTACAAGCTGCAATACCACAAACAGCTAAGTCCATGTTTAATCTTCGCTTTGTTAAATCGTATTTGTTATGATCCATAACAGAAGATATAGCTTCTTCTTCAGCTATCTCTATACTTTGCTTATAAGATAGTTGCATGTGAAGTTCAAGTTCTTCAGGAGTTTCAGGTAGTATTTCAGGTGAAGAGCTTTGGTATAAATTTATACCTAAAGATTGCTTTAAAGAATTAAGATATTCTCTAGCAAGCATATCCTCTTGTATTTTAGCAGCGTACTTAGTTCTTTGCTTTATAGACTCTGGATCTTGAGCATAAGCTTTAATATCATATGTTTTAGCTGATATACCGTTTACAACTATATCTACAAATTTAGATAATATAGGAACTGGTTGCCAATCTAAATTAAGATAAGACAAATCACCATTAATAGATAATTCATCTTTGTATTTTTGTATGCTTTGTTCTCCACGAGCATATAATCTTAATTGGTGGAATTGATTCCAATTAGTTAAATACCTATTTCCATTAGTTCTTCCTGTCTTAAACCATTCATATTCTATGGCCATAGCAACTTGACTCCCATATTCAATACTTGCTTTTTCAGCATCACTCACTACTTGACTAGGGAAAGCACTATTGGTATTAGTATATATATTCATTAATTTATAATTTTTGATAAAGTTCCTTTATTGTTGTATTTTTTTATACCTAGATCAACAGCTTTTAATTCTCTCTTGTTAACAGGTGAATACCTGTGTTTGTTACAAGCCATTAAAGCTAAACCTGAACTAATTGAAGCATCATGAGTTGTTCTATTATTTATATTAAATCTAGACCAATCTTCTAATGTTCTTTGAAAATACATATCTCCATAACCTACTTCTTTTAAACCTACAAAATGTTCTATGTAGGTTTCAATAGCAGATGCGTGAGCTTGTTTAATGTCTTCACTTGAATTAGGTATACCACCTATTTCTCTTTCTGTAACAGATAATTTATTTCTTTTTTTATCTGGTCTGTTCATAGCAAAACCTCTATAACCTCTACGTTTAAAATAATAAAGTAATCTTGGTTTATTGTTTTCTGCTAATATTGGCATGCCGTAAAATACACAAGCCATAAGTACATCTTCAAAAAATATTTCAGCAGTTTGTGGACGCGCTATATATTCTAAGAAAAAATGATTAGGTGGAACTTCTTCCATGCTAAATTTTGTTAAACCGTGTAAAGATCCATTAGATCCTCTTTTGTCTACAGTTCCAGATATATCATATGGGTCACATCCAAAAGCACCACAATGCTCATTACTAGGATAATTAACTCCATTTTTTAAATATCTTTTGTTTTGAAGATGCGTAGGTGGAACCCACGTTACTAAAAATCTTCCTTGATTGTTTGGAACAAATATAACTTTTGTATCTTTATGACCATTTTCCCATTGAAAACTACCTTTTGAAACCCCTAATGTGTTTTTTAAATCTTCATTAAAATCTATCTGTTGATATATTTTTGTAAGATTAAATAAAGATGATTTAGATTCATCTCTAAAAGCGTGCTTAGTGGTTCTTGGGAATTGTCTATAGAATTCATTTAAACCATCTTGATCTTCTTTTAATCCTTCTACCTCATTCTCCCAATATTTAACAACTCCGAGTTTAATTGGTACTCCATGAGGTCCATGCACTTTTCTTTGTGGAGTGTCGAATACAGGCATCCCGTAAGAATCAATGTATCCTTCGTAATTCCATTCCATAGGAATGAACAAAGAATATAGTCCTGAGCGAGTCTGTCCATTGCTGTTTCTTTTCGTAACATCTGAATCATCATATAGTTTTTTAAAATTTCTACCTCCTTTATCTAATGCGTTAGATGTTGATCCCATCATACATTTACCAATAATCCTACTACCAAGTCTTAGAGTGGTTTTTGTAACCCTCCAGTTATTTAAAATATTGTTTGGTCTTTCCCATTTACCAGATTCATCATGTACTAATAGTTTTAGTTTTTCACCATCATAACTATTGTCCCCTGTATTTTTCCAGTCAATCGTTGTATCAAGACCTTGTAGCTCTAAATCCTCACTTCCTGATTCTATACTTTTTCTAGTAAATTTAGAAGCAGGTACTCTATATGCTAATTCTGTTTTAGGTCGATCCATACCATCTTGAATCGGTTTAAAAAAGAAAGGATAGTTAACTGATATTGGAACTACTTTGTCGGTAAACATTTTTTTAGCATCAGGACCTGTTTTAGATAGTATTCCATATCTTGAATCACTAGATATTGTAGCTAAGTTTACAACTTCTCCTGAAGCCATAAAAGAAAATCCAGAACGTCTATTCTTAAGATAACACATTCCATATGCTCTTATATCAGCTTTACAAGCTTCCCAAAATAAAAAGAATAATCTATTTGCTTCTCTATAATCTGGTGCTCCAACATCAATTTTAGACCATTGTAGATACATGTAATGAGTACCTGTAATATAAGTAGCTTTTCCATTGTTATAAAACCAATAACCTTCTTCACGTTTTTTAAATTCTTCATCAATATATTCAAACCACTTTTCTTTAAAGTCTTGAGGATATTGTTTCCAATCAAAAACCGTTTTAATTTTACTTAAAGCTTTAGGATATTCAGTTTTACTCCATCTATCATTTTCAAATTTATGAACCTTTTCTTTTTTAGGTAAAGCTATTTTTAAATTTTGAATTTCATATACCTCACCTATTTCACCTGTTTTAGATATAATCACCATATCGTGATCTTCATTATATCCATACTCCCACTTCTTAAATTTATTTTGTTTTTTAAGAGTTTTAGGTTTAATATAATTAGGTAATACTTTATATAAAGTTTGCTCGTACATTACTTAGATCTCCCTTCTGCAAAACCTTTAAAAGTAGTTTCTTTTTTCACTTCTTTAGGTTTATTTTCTAACATATCTTGCTCTTCTTGTATTCTATTCAAAATCTCAAAAGCATCAAATATTGCTAATTTTTTAGTAGCTGCAGCATTCTTTAATCTATCTGCGGAAATATCTGGTCCAAAATCTATAATGGGTTCTTTAGCAACTTTAATTAATTCTTTAACTGCTACTCGCCCAGCTTGGATTATATTCTTTTTCGTTTCCTTTACGCTCATACTTTATAACAATATCATTTGATTTCATACAATATAAACGCTCTCCTTCTACTAAAAACTCCCATTCTCCATTCGGCGTATAACCTACCAAGTCTTCTGGGTTAATATTAAGTGCGTTTAATGAGTTATTACCATATTTTAATATGCCAATTAACTTTTTCTCTTTATCTAACGTTAGATCATCAGTATCTTTAATAGGTTTTATAAAACATCTATCGCCAAAACTATGCCAACCTTCTTTATTTTTATATAAATATACCTGATCAATAGCACAAAAATACAAATCATCTTTAAAGTAAGATCTACTTTTCTTTTTTTCACCTCTCATATCATAAAAGGTTCTAAAAACATTTTGATGAATTACTACAATATCTCCTACTTTTATTTTAGTATTAAAAGCTAAAGGAGTTTGTTTTACTATTGCTAATCTATTTACAAACTTCCAGTTTTCAATTTTAGTATTAACAACAATATTTTTGTTTCCAATCTTTACCGTGTTACTATATTTATCACCTAAAGGTTGTATAATAAAATCATATAAACTTTTCATTAGTATTCTAAATCATACTCAACAGATATTGCCATGTTAGAATTAAACTTCTTCCAAGGCAACACCTCATTGTTTTTCTTTATATAAATATTATAAGAATTATCGGATTCATCATATACGATATAAGCTATATCATGTCCACCATAGACCTGTTGTCCAATCGCGTAATGCATGGCATCATTTTTATAATCAGATCCAATACTGATTTTTCTAATATTACTTTGCATCTTCTTTTTCGATGTCAGTATATGATCCGTCTTTTAAATCGATATTAACAGAACCATATTCTTCCTCTAATTCTTTTTTAGTTTCTTCAATAACTTTAGAAAGATCACTAATTTTTTGATGTAAATTTTGTTTTTGAACATCTAATACACCTAATGATCTTAGTAATTCACTAAGTTCATTTTGCTGTTTATTTACTTTTTCTAATTGCTCGTCAGTAATTTTTTTAATTTCTTTACTCATAATTTTAATTTAATTTAATTTGTTATTATTCTTATTTATATAGTCACCCGTATATTAATTATTTACATAGATGATTCTCTACCAGCTACTAACAATGTAGCGCTAGTATTTGTACTTAATACGTAATCAACATATATAGGTACAATATCTCCCGCGTCTAATCCAGAAAATTCAACTCCATCTCCTACAACAGGTAATAAACTTTTTATTTCTGTTATTGTAGCTTTAGCATTAGCGTCACCACCAGTAATTGTTATTATATCACCTACTTTGTATTCACTACCAGCACTATTACCTACAGCAACAGCAGTTACTAATTGAAAAGCAACGGTAGTATTAACTGTTAAACCTGATCCACTACCAGTTGATGTTGTGGCAACGTTATTAGCAGCTGTATAGTTAGTACCTCTTTGATCGTTAATCATACTTAAAGATATTACTGTGTTTTGTACACCTACTGTTCCTGCAGGGATAACATTAACATCTCCTGCACCTCCAACATAAATTAAAGAACCTGCTAAGTAAGTACCTAGAGTTCCAGTTTGATTCATAAATTCCCATGCTGGAAGAGTATTTATTGTATCGCTTTTTGTTATAGCTATTGCTTTGCTAAAATATCCCATTTTAATTTTTATTTTTGTTTAAATATATTACTTGCTTTTTCCGTCGTTCGTCCACCGAAATAGGCTAAGACGACTGACATCATTATTTTCTCGAAAGTATCATTCCATAATTCATTTATATGAAATGGTAGCGTCTCTATACTGTCTAAAATTCCTGCCATTGAAAATATAACTATACACCACACTAATACTAGTGGACGTACATTTTTACTTAGCCATGAATCAGACATAGAATCCGCTTTCCATCTAGATGTGATAGCTTCTATTTCTTTTGTTTGTTGTTCGTATATTATTTGTTGTAGTTTTACCTTATCCTCTGCAGGAGCATCGGCTTTAGTAATAGCTTCAATAGCCTCTTTTGGTGAAGTTACGCCTTGTAATATATTTCCTAAAGTAGGATTTATTACAGAAGCTGCTCCAAACAATAATTGTCCAACGGTTGTGTCTTTGAATTTCTTTTTACTCATACTACTTTTTTATATGCTTCATCTTCCCAAGGTAAAGCAGAATCACCTTCATTCATTTCGCTTCTTGGATATGTCTTTCCTTTCCAGTACACGTTTTCATCATCATAATTTAAATCACCTCTTTTCATTTGATCAATGTGAACCTCTTCATGAGCTACTACTTTTTCTGCTTGCTCAGGATCTACATCTTTATTTATAATAATAGTTCCATTATTATTAGCTTTACCCATTACACCATCTTCCATAGGTACATGATATACCGGAGTTTTTTTAGTATACGGAGGATTGTTTAGTTTAAAAGCCATAATTATTTTTTTGAAGGAAACATTTTGTTTAAAGCATCCCTACGACCTGAACAGCCGCAGGGAATGTTTAAACCTTTTGATACATTATCAACTAACTTTTTGATACCTGAAGCTTTTGTAAACTTCTCTATGTTGTCACCTAAGCCTCTAGATTTCATAATTTAGTTTATAAAGTGTTATCAGAACTGAATACCGCACTTGACCAATACATTTGGTCATCAGCTGGTCTTACACCACCACCATCTAAGCCTAGTTGAGCACTTGCAGCAACACCACCTGGGTTTGCAGTCATAGCTCTCATAATTGCTTGCGAAGGCATGTTTCCACTAACTGTAATAGCTGTTGGATTTACAGCAGCAGTAGCAGAAGTAGATACAGTTAAAGTAAGTATTCTACCACCAATAGTACCAGCAGGAACAGTAGCGCCATTAGCATGACCAGCTTCTAATCCTACAATACCTTTTAGTGTTACAATTGCAGTATAAACACCACCATTTACAGCATCAGCTACGTTTTCAATATCGTCAATATTAACGAGTACGTCTCTTGCGTAGTTTCCACCAGCAGCTAAAGTAGTACCGTTAGAAATTTTAAATTTTACAAATTTTGCCATTTTGTTTTGTTTTTGTTATTGTTATTGTTATTGTTTGACTCGAGTTTTAAACAGTTCTCGTACTGTTACATTCTTGATTTTGAATGCTTAGACATAAAAGATTTATCTCTTCCTCCACTAGCGTCTTTTGCTATTGGATTATCATGCATCAAGTTTGCTTTTTCTTGTTTTGGGGATTCGTATCCCTTATTTTGATTTTTTAATGGTGAGTTCATTGCTTAGTTATTTTAGTTATTTTTCTTTATTTTCTTTATTAGCTTCTGCTTCTTGTTTTTGTTTTTTAAATCTACTTGGTCCGTGATCTCCTTTTACAACTGGTCCACCTTTCTTTTTATCTTTAGGAAAAGTAGCATCTCCTTCATAAGAAGTGTGATATTTACTATGTATATGACTTCTACCAGAAGCTGAGTTGTGTTTAACTGGTGATTTGGTAATTCCTACACCTGAAGCGTCTCTAGTATCATAGCTTTCTATATTTATTCCACGTTTATCTGCTCTTTTTAATTTTCTTTCTAGAGATTTTAATTTTCTATCAAAACTTCTATCAACATTGTCAGTTCCAAAAGAAGCTTTTGCAGCATCAACTTGTTCTTGTTTTCTAGCAATACGTTTTTTAAGTCCATCTCCGTAAGCAGCTGGTGAACCATGATGTTCTTTATCATACTTCATATCACCTGCTAATTTAGATATATGCTTTTCATCAGCAGTTTGCTTCTCATCTTTGTCTTTCACATGAAATTTTTGATCATCTTTAATATCTCTTTTAAGATAATCTATATGTGCAGCGTCATCTCTTTCTGAAGCTTTGTAATTACCTTTAGTAACTTTTGTATGAGCGTGATCTTTTGACCATTTTGCGTTACCAGTATATTCGCCCCAGTGTCCTTTATGTCCCATTGTTTATTTTATTAATTCGTTGTATTGTGCTTGTGTTATTGTTCCTGCAGTTAATGCAGCTTTTAATTTTTTTAACTGAGCGTTACTTTTACTAGTTTCCGCGTTATCTAAATGTTGTGTAGCTCTATCTTGTAATTCTTGAGTTTTTTCATTTATAAAACTTGTATCTGTGCCCATAACATTACCTTCGTCATCAGTTTCGTGATCAAATCTTTTAATTCTACTATCCACTCTTGCTTGTAATCTTTTAGCTTTATTCTCATCACTTTCAGTCATATAAGAATCCAAAGCTTTTTGCACAGCTCCAACCGCATTTTGAATCATACCCACGTGAGAAACATATGTTTCACCGGCTGGACTATAATAACTACCTTCTAGTGGAGAGTTTTTTTTTAAAGGACTGCGCATTTCAGCAGCAGATCCTTGAGCAGCATCTTCATCTTCTCTAATTTTAGCATCACTTTCTTCCGTTCTAGGTGGGTTGTGAGATGCTTTTGCTTCTGGTAATTGAGATTGTAATTTTTCAATAGTTTCATAATCAATACCACCACCGCTTTCAGAGCTTAATCCTTTTTTCTCAGCTTTTTCAGGTTTGTTTCTTAACATATCTATTTGTCTTTGGATCTTTTTGTGATTCCCAAGAGGTGACTTAGCCGAAAAGGCTTTTTGAAATGGTGAACTCATTTTATTATTTTTTATATTTATATTTTAACTTTTTGTGTAAGGACCACCTGATTGTGCCATCTTACCTGCTTCTTTAAAAGAATTTATTAAATTTTTATCACTCTCATTTAATTTAAATGAAAATGATTTTTCTTTACTATCCCAACCTCCAAGTTCTGATTTTTTAGGTTTAGAACTTTTTACTGTACCTAAATCTACAGCGTATTTATCATTAACTGAAGCAACTTTATGCCAATCAGCTTCAGAGTATAAAGTTTTTTCTCCGTTTTTTAAAGGGCTTTTAGAACTAAATGCTTTTTGGAATGGTGAACTCATGATTCTTTCTTTTTTTCTTTTTTAGCTTTTCTAATTTGTTTATCAGTATGAGGAATGTCATCATCACCTGAAGGTCTAAGCTTCATTTTAAAGTTAGTGTCTTTGTTACAATGAAACTCATTTTTTTCTGCATTATATTCTGCTAAATTTTCTTCTGGAGTTTTATTAGTTCTATTCATGTAACCAGCTTTAAACTCTTTTCTAGCTTTAGCACAGCTATTTTGTTGAAATGGTGAATTACTTTTCATATCTTAATTATCTGTATTTTCTAAATCTTCTGTTGCTTGAGCCTGCTCATCTGTTTGCCAAGCGTCGTTTTCGTTTGGATAAACTCTTTGACCTTTAAAATGTTGTTTTGGAAGAGGTTTACCTGATCCTTTGTTAGCAGCTATATCATCACTATTATATTTAGACCAAGGAGTTCCTTGATCTTTTTGATCTTCTTGTAATATAGATGTATCTTTTAATGGGCTTTTAGCCATAAAAGGAGTAGAAAAATTAGTAGGAGCTGAATTGTTTTCGTCAAAAGGTTTATCGATAGATTCATATTTTAACTCAGAACCATCTTTGTAAAACACTCTGTTTGATAATACTCCATCTTCTGGATCTACATTCACCTTATGTTTAGGGCTATAAAAAGCTTTACCGTATTTCCAAGCCTCACCTTGTAAACTATCTTTAGTTTGTTGGTTAAGTTCTGGTGATTTTTTAAGTTTTATATTTTTGTGATTTGACATATCTTATTTTTTACAACCAAAGTTATTAGCGTAATTAGCCATTTTAACAACTTCTTCGCTATAATTATCTTTACTTGACATTACTGCTGAAGCTGCAGAACATGCATCTTTAAAGCCGTTCTTTTTAGCCCAAGCTGTAAACTTACCTTTATTTTCTTCTTTTATTTCTGGAAATCCTTCTTTAAAAAACGGACTGCTATATTGTGTATACATATTATTTTCCCTTAGCTATTTGACTTATTGGACCTGCTTTATACATTGTAGGTGCTTTTAAAACTTCCATTCCTGTTATACCAGAACTTGAACCCATACCGTGCGCTCTACCTTCTTGATTTAAAGGTCCATCCCAAACGTGAGATTCACCTACTATACCAACTTTAGTTCCTGGTTTTAATCTTTCCATTGAAGGATCATATTTTTTGTGATGTGACATAATTATTTCTTTTTTTTATTGTTTTTTTTCATCATTAATGCAGTTTGGTCTTTAACAACATCATTTTCACCCATCATGCTTTCGTTTACTTCAGTAGGATCTATCATTGTTTCACTTACATCAGCAGCGCTATTAACTAAACCAGTTGTTCCAGCAGTTTGACCTTGTGGAGCTGAAGGAGCTGGTGGTGTTCCACCATCTAATTTAGTACTAATTTCATTTAATTTAGTCATGATAGCATTTTGACTACCACCTACTCTATTTTTACTTCTTCTTGATCTTAACATGTCGGCAATTCCTCTAATACTACCACCTCCTAATAGAGCACCAAAACCAAAATTTAATGGACTTTTTTTCATCTTGTTTTATCTTTATTTACATTGTATATAGCTTTTGTAAGTACTTTATCTGTGTAGCTATTACCTTTTATTAATTTATTTCTTCTTGCACTAGTTGGTATATCATCTTCTCCTAACATGATTCTATACATTCTCATGATAAGTTGTTTGCATTTAAAAGAAACTTTATAGATATTATATTTTTGAGTTGTTCTATTTCTATGTCTCCATACAACTATCCAACCATTTTGAATTAATCTATTCCATCTTCTATTATCCCAACTATAAGAATAAACACCTTGTTCAAAATCATGTTTACTAAAAAGGTCCATACAATCTAGATATATTAAAACCTCTAAATCAGCATCAGTTAAATCATTATTTTTGCAAGCCCATTTTCTAATTATTCTATAATGTTTAAGAATATTTAAATCTTTAAGATCACTAGCATTTATTTTCATAACACCACAACTACATCCTGAGCTTTTATAACGTGATAAGTTTGTTTTTCTATTTCTATCTTATGACCAGCGTGTCTATCAAAAAATATTTTTGAATTTTCGTTTACTCCTTTAATTTCTTCACCCACAGATACAACAATAGCTTCTACGTATCTAATATCATCCCTATGAGTTTCTGCAAGAAGTAAACCACCTTTTGTTTTGGTGGTTCCTTCTTTTGTTTTTTGTATGATTAAATTTCTACCTACTGCCTTCATCGATTCTTAAATTATTAATTACACAATCTGTTGACAATATAGTGGTTGCTACACTTGCTGCATTTTTTAATGCACTTTTTGTAACTAACAATGGATCTATAATTCCAGCTTCAATCATATCTACCATATTTCCTGTAACTACATTAATTCCGTCCCCATTTTTAGCAGGTATAGTAATTGATTCAATACCTGCATTTTGTAAAATTGTTTTATAAGGTGATATTATAGCTTTACCTAAAACTTTTTCCCCTTCATTTTCTTCTTCCATTTTTAAAGCAGCGTTTAATAACGCAACTCCTCCTCCTGGAACAATTCCTTCTTTTATAGCAGCTTTAGTAGCACATATAGCATCTTCTACTCTATCTTGTTTTTCTTTTAATTCTATATCAGAATTAGCACCTACTTTTACTACAGCTATTTTAGCGGCTAACATAGCTAATCTCTTCTCTAATTTTATAACCTCGTGAGAAGGGTTATCTTGTTTTAATTTTTCTTTTATACTATTTATTACTTCTTCTACTTCTTTTGAAGTCTCTTTTACTTGAATAATAGTTTCAGAGTGCGATGTAACACTCTTTAAACATGAGCCTAAATATTCTACTTGTATCAAATCCATGTCATCACCTAGATCCTCATTTACAATAGTAGCGCCTGTTAATAAAGATAAATCATCTAGTGTTTGTTTTTTATTAATACCATATGTTGGAGCATCAATAACATTTATCTTTATATTACCCTTCATTTTATTCATTGCTAGAGCTGATAAAACACCTTGTTCTAAATCGCCTATAATAAGCAAAGGTTTGTTGTTTTTTATTACGTACTCTAGCACTGATTGAATTTGTCTTATTGTTTCAATAGGTGATTCAACCAATAATACTAATGGGTTTTCTAATTCAGCAGTTTTATTCTGCTTGTTGGTTATAAAATGAGAATTTGTTAATCCTTTATCATATTGAACTCCTTCAACAATTTCAACTTCTGTTTTACCTGAAGCTGAAACCTCCATCATAACAACACCTGTGTTATCTACTGATCTAAAAGCATTAGCAATAATTTCTCCTAATTTTTTATCATTATTTGTTGATATAGTAGCTATTTGATCTATCATGTTTCCTTTAACTGGAACACTAATAGATTCTAAATATTTAACTACTTTTTCAACAGCACTGTTAATTCCATTTTTAAGTTGTCTGGAATTATTTTTATCAGCAACTTTATAAGCTTCTTGCAAAATAGCATAAGCTAATAATGTAGCGGTGGTAGTTCCATCACCTGCTTCTTTAACTGTTTTACGAGCTGCTTCTTTTAATAAAGTAGCGCCCATGTTTTCTACTGGATCTCTAAGTATAATTGAATCAGCTACAGTAACACCATCTTTAGTTATAATAGGTTTACCTGTTGAATCTTCTAGCATTACACACTTACCGCTAGCTCCTAAAGTGGAGCTAACAGCTTGTGTAAGTTTAGTTATACCTTTAAATACATTTTCCCTAGCTTCGTCTCCGAAGTTAAGGTTTTTTACGATTGCATTAGACATAATTTAATTTAATTTAAATGTTTATTTAAAAGTTTTCACGACTTTAGGACCTTTTAAGAATTCTATTTTTTTAGCATAATGCTCTACTGATCCATCAATAGCGCTCTCTGCTCCTTCAATAGTTTCACGTCTTGTAACGTCGTTCCAAGTATCTTCATTTGGATCTTGGTATTCAGTTTGATAAAAACCGTTAGGTAATTGGGTTATTCTCCAGTTTTTCTTTTCTGCGAGATGTTTCCAAAGGTTAAGGGTTTCTTCTGAAATTTGTGGTCGACTAGTCCACGATTGAGTCTGGTAATAAAATGTCATTGGTTTTGGTTTTAAGTTAGACATTGGTTTATTGCTCTTCCCGAGCCGGGTATGTTTTTATTATCACTGGTTTTTCACCAATTTTACATTTCCTGGAATTCTACAACCGCTGTAAACGCGACATCTCTCCAATAATCTCCTGTAAATTGTTTGTTATATGCAAATTGTATTCTATCTCCAGCTGAAAATGTATACGCTGTATTATTATCGAATAAAATATACGCGCCCACACTACCACTATTTGTAGGAACTTGGTAACTAGTAGTGTAAGCTAGTGATCCATTTTTATATATTTTCATTCTTGTTGAATTAGTAGTAGTTGGAGTTGTTCCTGTATTTTGCATCATCAGTGTTCTTATTCTTCCTGCAAAAGGCATTGCTGCAAATTGATATTCTTGTGATGAAGTTCCCTCACTATAAGAACCAGCAATTGGAATATAAAAAGTACTTGTACTACTAGAACTATCATTAAAAGCACCATTAAATACAACTGGTGTATATTTCCAATAAGCTTCTATATCATGTACGTTTGCTAAAAGTAATCTTTCTGCTTGATCATCTCCAGAGTTATAAACTATAAAACTTGTAACCTCATCTGAGTTTGCTGATACAAACTCACTAAAATCTAAACTAAGACCAGTTGTTGTTGCGTCTAAACCACTACCTAATGTAAGTTCTGTTAAATCCATTGTAATACTAGGCGTAGTTGTAGAATTAGATATATCTAAACCAGTACCTACTGAAACACTTGTAACAGTACCAGCATTAGTAGTCCAACCTGAATCATTGTTAAAGTGAGATAGAGCAATATTTGCAGGCGCCATTTTATATTCAGCGCCCATTTGTGTACCTACTATAAAAAAGTCTGCATCTCCAGCTGTTGTTGAAGTACTAAGAGAATTTATAGATAAACTAAAGGTAATTGTTTGATTACTTGCTTGATTTAATGTAAATGAAGAACTACCTACTAAACCGTTTGTTGCGCTTAAACTAATAGTGGAATTATTTACTGTAGGTACTGAAATAGCGTCTACATAAGCTTTTATAGATTGTTGAGTTGCTAATGACGTAGCGCTATTACTAGCCATGTTGTCTTCATCTAATATAGCATCTACTTCTATACTGCTTCCAATTAATAAAGTATCTGTATTTGTTTTTCCAGTTACTTCAATTCCATTGCTTGTAGTTTCAAATCTTTTAATGTTATTGTAATATAATTCTACAGAGCCATCACTATTAGCAATTAATGCGTTTTCAGTAGTATTAACTCGTAATTTTAATTCTGCACCATTAGAATCAATTAATAAATTTCCTGTACCTAAATCCCTTATAAAAGAATTTGAGCCATCGTGATATATTTGTAAATCTGCACTTGTACCAAACTTTGCTTTTACATTATCAGGGTGCAGTGTATCTTTTTGAAAGTTAATATTTGTATCACCACCATTTAAATAAAAATATGTAGTTAATCCACCTGATCCATCATCACATCTAAATAAAATATCATCACCATTTGAGTTGTTTTGTATTTGTAAATCTCCAGTATAGTTTTGAATATATCCAGTTGATCCGTTGTGTACAATTGATAAATCACTTGAGTTACCAAATCTAGCATATACACCATCTTGGTGTTCTGTATCTTTAGTAAACTGTGTTTGCTCAGCGCTACCATCTAATATAATAAACGTATCTAAAGATGGAGAACTTGTTGTTGTTTTAAAGTAAATATCTGAAGCACCTGATGTTTGATTTCTTATCTCTAATGTTCCAGTGTTATTTCTTAAATATGTTGTGCTACCGTTGTGGTATGCTTGAAAATCTCCACCACTACCTATTAATAGCTGTACATTATCATATAATAAAATATTTTTAGCATATTGAACATTTTCACCAGCTCCATCTACTCTAAAATATGAAGTTATACCTCCAGATCCATCATCACTTTCAAAAATAATATTACCATTATTAGCTCTTTGACTAATATAAAAATTACCAACTTCATTAGCTATAACAGATTCCGTACCATTGTGATAAAGATATAAATCTCCTGAGTTTCCAAATCTAGCTGCAATACCGTCATTAAAGTACATTCCCAAAGCGGCTGATACAAGTAGATACTGACCACTACCATCTAGTCTAAAATATTCAGTAATATTTCCTCCACCAGAACCGTTATCAGCAGAAAATATAATATCTCCGTCTGCGGCAAACTCTCTAATATTTAAAGATCCAGTATAGTTATCTATAAAAGAAACCGACCCGTCGTGAAATACTTTAAGATCTGAACCTGTACCAAATAGTCCTTGTACATTGTCATTAAAAATAACATTTCCAGTCATAGTACCACCAGCGAGTGGTAAGTAGCTAGCTGAAGATGCAGCGCCTATATCAGATAATAATTGAGCGCCTGTTCTATACCCAACTTTGTTACCGCCTGATGCACATAAAAATTTATCAGGATCAGCTGTAGCGTTTCCTATTGTTGTTATAGTAAGTTCGTCACCAACTGTTACATCCCCTGCAAAAGTGGCAGCTTGAGAAGAATTTATTGTAAGAGCAGTGGTACCTCCTGTGTTAACAATATAAGTATTTGCCCCACTAAATCCAAAAAGTGTATCAGAATCTCCACTGTGAGCAATATATTCTGGTACATATACTCTGTTACCAAACTCTGCAGTACCACCATCTGACATATCTAATGTTAATGCTACTATTCCTGAACCACCATCATTACCTCTAAATACTATATCCTGGTCTTGTTGTTGTGAATAAATATTAAGATTATTTGAGTAGCTGGCAAATTTACCAAATACAGTGCCGCCATCTGATAATAATATGTCAGACCCATCAGCATCTAAAGTTATACTACCACCAACGTCTATAGTAAAATTACTAGGACTTACAAGTTGATTTCCTGATATTGTTAAATAACCAGGTATGGCTAAGTTTGAACCATCAAAAGTAAAACCAGATGTACTTGTTACTGATCCAGTTCCGTTCCAATAAGTTACTCTACTCGATACTCCTGATCCACTTATATTACCTACAGCAGTGTTATCTATTTTTTGCCAAGCATCGGTAGCTTGATCTGAGAATACTGCCCAGTCACCTACAGCCCAATCTGTAATCCCATCTAAATTTGTAGAACCTGCAGTTGATACAATATAGTAATAACCTGGGGTTCCAGATCCACTACTTAACGTTGGTGAGTTTGTATCAGCGTTCCATGTTCCTTGATATGTTAATACTCCTGTAGTAGAACTATCAACATATGCTTTAATACTTTGTTGTGTAGCTAGCGCTGTTGCACTATCACTAGCCATATTATCTTCGTCTAAAATTGTTGTAACTGTAGCGCCTCCACCTATTTTAACACCATTATTATTAGCTAATAATCTTTGACCACCACCAGTTACTAATTGAATAGAATCAGCTGTATTGAATCCAAAATAAGTATTTGAATCACTAGAGTGATAAATGTAATCCGTCATGGTGATAGCACCGTTCACGGTTAAACTACTTCCCAAACTTGTAGCACCACTTGCTACTGTAAATGTAGCGCCATTATATATTGTAACGTTTCTACCACTATCTCCTATGTATGTATGATCTGTACCAGCTGTTGCTCCACCAACATAAAAATTATCTGCAGCACCAATATGACCAGTTCCAGTCATGTATATATTGCCTCCAAAAGTAGAATTACCACCAGCAATACTAATTACAGATCCAGAACTGTTATCACCAATAGTAGTTGCAGATCCACTGTGAGTTAATATAGAGTTTCCACCCCACATTAACAGCTCACCATCTGTCATGTTAATACCATCTGTAAAAGTAGCAAGACCACCTTCCACAAGGGTTAAAGCACCACCTAAATCTAAAGTAGATGAACCACTACCACCTGTATTTGATATATAAAAACTATCTGTTGCACTAGCATTTTCTAAAGCAATTCTTGCGCTACCTTTAGTTTTTAAATAAATACTACTACTACCACCACCATCAACTATTAAAGAACCAGTCATGGTTCCACCTGCTAAAGGTACATATGTACCTGAACCAGCGCCTGTCACAGCATTGTCTACATATGTTTTATTCGCAGCGTCTGTTCCTGAAGACACTGTATCAATACCTTGTATTCTACCGGTTCCAGTTAAAGTAATATCACCACCTGAGATAGTTAAATCTCCTCCAATAGTCATATTAGCAGTTGTGGTTGCTGTTGTTGACGCAACATTACCTGTTACGGTTATACCTGTATTTGAAGTTTGAAATTTTGTAGAGTTATTATATCTTAATTCTACATATTGACTTTCTACACATCTTACTGCCCAAGAACCACTACCGTCTAATAAACCAAAACCTGAGGTTGTTTGACCATCAGC